GATTTCATGCCAAGTATTCTGAAAGATACAAGAATGCTCATTATGGAATGTTACATGTACAAGATGTGCCTAATTTTACATACATCTTGATTCACACTGGAAATACAGACGAACACACATCAGGTTGTCTCATAGTTGGAGAAACTCAACAGGATTTAGAAATATCTAAAGACGGGTTTATTGGAAGTAGCACAGTTGCATATAAAAAGATGTATGCAAAAGTTGCGAATCAATTACTGCAAGGTAAAGAAGTTACAATAGAATATACAACTATTCAGAACTTATTGAACAAACCTGCTGAACAATCAGATGTTTATGAAAAGCTACAAGAAATTAATGGAGAAATCAAAATATTGAATGGTAAACTAAGTGGAAGGAATATTATATAATGTCAGATTTATTTGAAAAAAATAAAAGACAAAGAAACCAAGATGGCACATTTAAGAAAGATGTGGGGTGGACTCCTTGGAACGAAGCATGGAGTTATAAAATGAGTGATTCATTAAAAGACATGCTAGAGAAAACCATATGGACGTTCATAGAAGCCTTCATAGGTGCATTAGTTGTTAGCCCATTAGTTGGTGTTGACGCAAATGCAATCGAGCTTGCAGCTATTGCAGGTGGTGGTGCAGCTCTAGTTGTTGTAAAAGAATACGCAAAAAAACAAATAAGCAAATAATACTTATAGCAAAGCCAAGAATGTTAGCCTTTCTGTCTTGGCTTCTGCTATTTTAGAATGGTGCTTCACCAGGTCCAATATCGTCCATTGAACGTGGTTTTACTTCAACCCCTTTTTCTTTAAGAAGTGTCATAGACTTATTATCGTATGCTTCTTTGAAACCAGTTGGTAAATTTTTATCACTCTTATACCAGGATTTTGCATAAATCATATCACCTTTTCTATCCCCACTCAAACACTTTGGTCCTGCATTACATCTAAAATCTGCAGAACGTGGGTTCTTTTTATCCTCAGGCATGTAAATATCTACTGTTGAATATCCTTTACATGGTGGTGGACAAATTAAAAACTCTTCTTCAGGACTTGATGATTCAGAGTTTGAAGGATTTTTAGAGCTTGTCGTAGCCGATTTCGAAGGAGCCACTAAGACTTCATCGACTACGACTTCGCTCGGTCTTTCAATAACTGTGGTTTTACCGCTTGGTGTAGAACTTTCAAATTCTTCCTCCGTTACGTCTCCACTCCAAAGTTCAACGCCCAAACCAAATCTCATACAAGCTCTTTTGAATGCGTCTGATTCTGCGTCTTTGAACAATGAACCATCATTTATTGACTTGTTATCTAGCTTGAATGTGTCAACGTCTCCTACACCTTGGTAAGAACCATGACCCTCAAGAGTTATTGTTCCTATTGCACCTACTAATCTTTTTACACCTTTATGGTCCCCATACACTGGTTCTACAGACCATGAGTATTTTATGTTACTGTCGCGTAATCTTTCAACGTATCTGCTGTGAGATACATATTTTCCAAATTTACCTTTTGGTGCTTCCTTTACATATTCAGCAGGAAAAGGTTTAACTAATTTATTGAATGCTTCTTTTGTCATATTGCTCCTTCGTTATAATCTTATTATATAACATCTATGTTTATAAAAGTATATTTTTTAATTATCTGTAAGTTTGTCAATACGTGTTATACCAGTTCTTATTGGTATATAGTTGTACTCACCATTTAGTTCTATTACAAAGTGTGGAACTGTTCCAACACCTGCATATTCAACGGCTACTACCTTTGTATTGTTTTCTTTTACTTCTGCCATTATTCCTCTAAGTTGACTAGATATTCTGCTGTAACACCTTTGTCAGGTTTTACAAATAAACAAAACTGTGATGGTCTTCCCATGCTAGCTAGTTGTTCAAGTGCGTACGTATTATAACTTTCTGTAGAACCATTGACCCATACACGTGTATCGTTGATATACATTGTCGTTGGTGTATGGTAGTGACCACAAACTGCGTAGTTAAAATCTTCCATGAGTTTGTTGGCTGCGAGAGACTTCCACCCGAGTATTTTTTTGTTATACCCATACCAAGGGATACCTGCATGTCCTCTGATTTGGTCTCCATGAAAGCAAAGAAATTTAGCTTTCTTACCTAGATTTGCAACTGTATACCAGTTCCTATCGTTCTGTCCGTCAGGTACTATGAACTTGATTCGCTTCTCACCTGCAAACATCGTATCAAGAATACGACCTAACATGCGGTCTGCGTTAGTTTCAGGGTCATAATCACGCCTGCTCCTTCCCCCTAAGGCACCGTGATTCCCAATAACCCAGTATACATCGACAGTTTCAAACCTTTCAAGCAATGTAGAGAAGTATTTATAAAGGATTCTTGGACCATCAACGGTAACTTGTGAGTATAAGGATGCATCGATTAGATGTGATTGACCAGGGAATATAAGCTCTCCCTCAACTATGTCTCCGAGCGCAAGAACTACGCATTTTTTTACTGATGTAAATGAAGACTGCAGGTCTGCTAGTTCTACAATTTTATGTGCATATTGTTCGACTCTTTTCTCTGCAATCTTTGTATTGTAATCAGGGGTTATTTTTGATAATTGAATGTCTGATAAAAGAGGTACACAGATTTCTTCTGTTGCCTTTTGTGATTTTTTCTTTGACGGTGGTTTTAACTTGGGGAGTGATAATGTATTTATTCCATCAGTGATAGCTCGATATACTGATTCTTTTAAATCAGCATTCCTGTCTTTAAGTCTTTCTATTTGTCTAAGCAATCTTTCGTTCGTACGTTTTAACTCATCTATTTTCTTGCTCTCAACCTCTGCTAGAAGTTCGGCTAGTCGTTCTTCTTTTGTTCTTTTAGCCATTTGTTAATTGTTGCTGAACTCACAGGAACATTAAATTCATGGCGAAATATTTCAGTCAATTTAGATGAGCTGTATATCTTCCCTTCTTGTAGTCCCTGTTGTATTGCTATTAGAAATTCTTCTGCTACTGCAGGGAGAAAATCAGGAAATTTATATTGTTTTTCTGCTTGTGCGATAAGCTCTTTGATTTCCATACTGCGTAGTATAGTCGAAAAAAAGGGGATAATAGAAAAAATAAAAAAAATATACAACGAACGTTGTTTTCGAAAAATGTAAGTAAGGAGGTCGAGGTGTTGACCTCCCTACTTGCCTAGTGGTTCGCTAGGTAAAATTAGTTATAGTAGATAAAACTTTGCGAACCATCTTGTTGTTGATATGTCCAATTACCAACTTTGTGTGTATCAAACTGAGTGTTGGGGTGGTTATCTTCTAACACTTCTAGTTCCCCAATCTCGTCTTCTACCCACCATCCACACTCGTTGAGTCTGATATTATGCATGTTTGAACCACCATTGGAAGTATATTCAGTAATTTTTTCTACTGCTTCCTCAGGACTTCCTGCCTCAACGTATGCTTCATTTTCTTGTGTGTACTTTAAGTAATATAACTTACTCATGTATTCTCCTTTCTTGTTACCTTTGCTTTCCATTCCGCGCATTACAATGCCTCACACCTCCGCTCCTTAGCACTAAAAAACTTTATTGTGGCTTACCTTTGCTTACAACTCCTCACTTCACCTCAACGCACCTATGCAATCCATAGCAATAAAAAAACTTTATTGTGCTTACCTATCCTTTCCAATCCCCTGCATACGGCACCTGACACCTCCAGTGCTCGCCTGTCCATACCAATAAAAAAACTTTATTGTGCCTAAGCTATCCTTTCCTTTCCGAGCCGAGTCGGACCTCACCATCGTGGACCTTTCCGCTCCTAACCTCAAAGAAACTTTAATTAGGCTTACCTTTCCGAACCCTACACCACCACGGTCCTCCTGTGCTTAGCTCAAAAAACTTTAATGTGCCTTACCTTTGCCCTCCGCTCCGAACCCGTGTATAGCCCGCCTAACCAATCCGAGCCGATGCGTTCCACTAAAAATTCTTACGAACCTCTAGCCATTTTGTTGTCAACTTGTCCATAGATTTTATGAACTTTGTATCGTCTGTCTTGTATGCACCTGCGTCTAGGTATTTGAATAACAAAGATGAGTACACAGTTGCACTGGTACCTATCCATGATTTGTTGAGTGCTTCTTGTTTCTTGGTTATCACTCCTGAATCTTTCAAGTGTCTGAGACCTCTCTTAAGAGACACAGTGCTACCGTCTTTGGCAGTGCCAAAGTTCTTAATCATGTTCTCAACTTTTTTCACAGGCTTGTTGATATCATCTGCGATGATGTCAATGTCCATGCCCAAGTCACTTGCAGTCTTGACATAGTCCTGTACCTCAATAGCTGAATAAGACAACCCATGAGAGTTGTTGAGTATGTATGATTTTCTTACTGCAACAATATCGTTCATGCACTCGTGATATTGTACAGATACTTTCTTTGCTCCCTGCTTGAGTAACGCATGGTATCTGTGCCACCCATCAAGTATCCTGCCCGTAACTACACCGTCTCTTTTCTCAACAGCGATAGCAGGAAATATCTGACCTAGTTTCATAGCGTCAGAATATGCATTTACTTTCGTAGCTAATATGTTTCTACGTGGGTAGATTGAATCATCTAAGACAAGTTTCTCTATGTCGAACCATTCCTCGCCGCCTGATTCTGCGAGATACTTTTCTTGATTCTCAACTACACGTTCCTGTATTTTTTCTTTACGAGATGTCATACAATCTCTTTGGCGTCAACGACATCGAATCTACCAAAGTTACCACCTTTCTGTGGTCTGTAATCTCCGATACCTTGTTTCTTGCCTGCGTCTGATACAATCTTTATCAATGCGTCCATTGGTTCTTTCCAAGTTGCATTCATAATTTCTGCGTCAGCTACGATTGTGAATGACAAGTTCCAATCTTTTACAACAGGTCGCACCCTGATGATACCTGAACGTTGCACGACAACTCTTCTTGCGTCTTGCTCGTACTCAGTGATTGGTTTACCCTTCCCGTCCTTCAACTCAATCAAGTCAAATGGTTCAATGATAATGTGGTTGAGTATTGTCTTTGCACTACTTCTACCTACCTTGAACACCTTTGAAGCCTCAAGGAATGAAGCTCTTATTTGTGTTGATGGGATACATAGATTGCCGTCTATGTTTCGGTAAGTTCTCATCTCTGCCTCTTCATCAGCGTCGTATGTCTTCTTACCTTTCTGCATGTCCGAACTCTCAACTGACATTGTTGCAGGATTGTTGAACATGATACCTGGGTCTTTCCCTTGTATTGTAAACTCATACATAACATCTTGAGTTACGTATGTTGCTAGTTTCGTTTCCATATTTACCTTTCCTCAACGACAACACTTGTGCCATTGATATGATTATCAAGCAAATCAGTTTGCACTTCATGGCTTGTTAGTCTTAGAAGTCGAATGACTTCTGCTTGTGTTATTTCGTCATTACTTACCATACGTGATATGGCGTGTAATCTTACTACTAATTTATTTTTCCAATCCATTATTCCTCCTCGTCTAAGATTTTGTTTTGATACTCATACGATGGATAGTCGTAGTATTTACAGTCTGTATCCTCATTCTTGTGTATGTTTCTCCATGCTGAAGGTTCCATCAAGATGTCCACCCAATGAAACTCAGCGACAGTACGCGTGATAAGGTCATTGACTTCCTCGAATATTTCTTTCTCGGTACCTTCAACGTCCACATACATGTCGATGTTAACTCGTTTGTGATATTTCATTCTTCCTCCAATATGTTCTCATGCAATATTCTTGCTATTGCTTCCTCTACGAGTGTTTCCATATTCTCCACTACATCATCTTCATCTAGTGTAAGATAATCTGCACTCATAAACTCTCTACCCATTGGAACATCATCTATCGATTCATAGATGTATAGAGGTATATCGACACACAAGTCTGTGTCCGATAGCTCTAGTGTCCCGTCTATGTAAATTCCGTATGCCCAATAAGTTCTCATGTGTGGAGGACCCATGCGTCCCCCAACTGTATTGTGTGGATAAGATATTGTAAGTGTCAACTGCATGTCAGCAGACACAACGTTCTCAAGATAGTCTTGATTTATTTTCATATCATACCCTTGAGCATGTGCCTCATTGTTGAGAACAATCATCGTATCTTTGGATATGCTTATCCACCTCTCTTTGAAAATTTCTATTTTGTTTATAATTACTCCTCCTCCCATGAGTCATCGTTGAACTTCTGTAATATCTCACACAAGTCATCTTTTGTTTTCGGATACAACTCAAAGATGTAATCCCTGTCAACGTCCTCGTCCATGAGCCGCCAACTTTCCAACTGTGCTTCGGCTCTTTTCTTGGTTGCAAAAAACAAATAGTTTCTGCCACCGTCTTCAACATAAGACACTGCAAATATCTTCAGTCGTTCCATTTGTTTTTCTCCTCAGGTGAACGTAGGTCGTAGGTATCTTTCTTTACCTCGTTACCAAACAAGTCCACCCATGTAACTTCAAAGTTTTCCCAATCAATATTTTTATCTTTCATTATTCCTCCTCTCCGAAAAGCTCACCCTCAAGTAAAGCAAGACGTTGCTCATCATTGTCAAACGCACTGTCAGGTTTACCAACGATTGTTGCGTCATGGTACTTGTTAGTTGCTTTGTCTTTGAACTTCACACTTGTTGTCTGTAAGCTCCAATCGTCATCTTCATCTAACATCATGACTGTGGCTTGAACACCTTCACGATTCAGTTGCTTGTCAGAAACAAACTCATAGATTGTTGTGACTTCTTTCGTATTTGCGACTACATACTTGTAATCCATATTGCTCCTTTCTTTAGCTTGTAACACACAGTCTCAGTCTCTCTTAGTTAGCGAACGTTCTTCTGCGTCCTGTGTGCTACAAGCTACCCACAACCCAAGCACGAAATCGATAAAGTACTTGGAGCGATTAAGTACTTGGGCTATGGTTGTGAGCTATTGCTAGTCCACAGTAGGTAGCACGGAGGACGCAGGGTTGAATGAAAGGGGTATCGTTGTTTAGTACGTATACCACGCCACGTCCTCCATGCTATCTACGATTAATCGACGCAATGTACCTCACATAGGTATTGCCACACTCTATGCTTCGTGTATGCCTCGGTTCGTTATCATACTTTGAGTACTCTGAGCGAAGAGGTACACGGCTCGTATCCCATAGATAGCTTGTAACACACCTTCATAGTTTCTTCGCCTAAGCTACTACCCACTATTACTACTATGTGCTACAAGCTACCTACGTTCAGTCGTTAGGTCAAACAGGGCTGTGTTTTAATAACTAACTCCTACTTGTAGATAGCTAATTTGCTTTGGCTAAATCTTATTTAAACCATTTTCTAAAAAATCTTGTATGTCACCCATGTATCTGTGTATGAACCACTTGAACAACATCTCGTCATCGTAGTTGTCAACTTCGATAATGAACGGTGCGCTCCACCATGCATACTTGAATCGTATGTTTGAGATGTGACCGTTGTTGTCTATGTCGCACAGTATCCTGTAATCAGGACCACCACCTGCGAGTTGTAGTTCCAATGTTTTGAGTACACGTATTCCGTACACGCTAGACTCAATCTCCTCAAGAGTTTCCTCCGAGTAACTTGATTCATCTTTCTCATATGCACGTAACCAATTGTGAAACATATTCACAATGTCCTTGTACGTATCATGTGCCTCTTGTGGTATGTCTGTACCGTTTGCCATTATTCCTCCTTTCCTAAGTAGTAAAAAATAGGATTGTAATTTTCTCTAGCAACTTTACTAATACCTCTAACCTC